TGGAAGATGGGAAACGAGCCGTGGCGGGGAATACTTTGCGGCGGGGGTGGGTGCAGCAATGACTGGTCGTGGTGCAGATTTGTTGATCATTGACGATCCACATTCTGAACAAGATGCGTTGTCTTCAACTGCGTATGACAATACATACGAGTGGTATACTTCTGGTCCACGGCAAAGACTACAACCTGGGGGAACCATCATAATTGTGCAAACAAGATGGTCTAAGAAAGACCTCACGGGTAGATTAATTGCAGATCAAGCAAAAGACACTATGGCAGATCAATGGGAAGTGGTCGAGTTTCCAGCGATACTTCCTAGTGAAAAACCTTTATGGCCCGAATTCTGGAACACTGAAGAATTGTTAAAGGTCAAGGCTTCACTGTCCATTGGCAAGTGGAATGCTCAGTGGCAGCAGAATCCAACTAGTGAAGAAGTGGCAATGGTCAAGCGTGATTGGTGGCGTTTATGGGAGAGAGAGGACACACCGAGACTTGACTATATTATTCAAAGTTACGATACGGCATATTCTAAAAAAGAAACAGCCGACTATAGTGCAATAACCACATGGGGTATTTTTGAGCCGAAAGAAGATGGTGAACAACATATTATATTGCTAGATGCGTTGAAGGGTAGATGGAATTTTCCAGAGTTAAAGGACATAGCCGTAGAGCAGAATGAATATTGGGAACCCGACATGATGTTGATTGAGGCAAAGGCTAGTGGTCAACCTTTGGCAGATGAGATGAGAATGATCAATTTACCAGTGGTTACTTTTAGTCCTGGCAGACGCAAATCGGGTAACTTAGATAAAACCACGAGGATGCATATTGTGTCTCCTATTTTCGAATCTGGAAAAGTGTGGTATCCTAATTCAAAGTTTGCAGATGAAGTTATAGAAGAGGTTGCTTCATTTCCGAATGGCGATCATGATGACTATTGTGATAGTATGACAATGGCTATTATGCGTTTTAGACAAGGTGGTTTTATCTCACTACAAGGTGAGGAAGAGCCAGAGGATTGGTTTCCTCGTAGATCAAGAGAGTATTATTGATGGGTAGACTTTTTAAGATAAGAAGAAAGTTAAACAAAAAGCCTAGTAAAAAAGTAAGAATAGTCAGAAATAGGTTTTCTGATATACTGGCTCCAGGTAAAAAAAGAACAACGAGGATTTCATAATGGCAGAACGAGAAATAGCAGGCATGGTTGAAAAAGCAATGGGCGCTGGTGGAGATGTCATGCCAGAAGAAAATAGTTTGGATATCGAATTACCATCGACCATGGAAGAGTTACCCGAAGGTGTTGAACTTGTTACAGATGAAACTGTAGAAGTTGTAGCCGAGCCATACAATCATGATGCTAACCTAGCAGAAGTTTTAGATGATTCTGTGTTAGGATCTTTATCTTCAGAATTACAGTCAAAAGTTCGAGAAGACATGGAGTCAAGGTCTGATTGGGAAGAAGCCATTGCCAAGGGACTTAATTTACTTGGTATTAATTATGAAGACAGAAGTGATCCTTTTCTTGGTGCTAGTGGGGTAACTCATCCATTATTGAGTGAGGCGACAACACAGTTTCAGTCCCAGGCTTATAAAGAGATGCTACCAAGTGGAGGACCTGTAAAGACCCAGATATTAGGTGTGGCTACACAACAAACAGAAGATCAAGCTCAAAGAGTAAAAGATTTCATGAACTATCAGATCATGGAGGTCATGGAAGAGTATGATCCAGACACAGATCAGATGTTATTTTATTTGCCACTTACTGGGTCTACATTTAAAAAAGTTTACTTTGATCAAACTAAACAAAGAGCAGTTTCAAAGTTTGTTCCAGCAGAAGATTTAGTAGTTCCATATTCAGCTTCTGATTTAATGACGGCTGAACGGGTTACGCATGTAGTTAAAATGTCGTATAATGATATTCGCAAACTACAAGTGGCGGGAGTATATAAAGATGTTGAATTATCTACGACAGATTCTGGAGAAGATGAAGGAAGTATTCAAGGCACTACTGACGAGTTGCAAGGACTTCATCCAAACTATTCTGATGATGTATATACACTTTTGGAAATCCATGTGGATCTCGATCTGGAAGGTTTTGAAGATCCGAATGGCATTATGTTGCCGTACATTGTCACGATTGATGAGAATTCTAGCCAAGTTTTATCGGTGGTTAGGAACTATAGGGAACAAGATCCGTTAAGAAGAAAGCGTCAATACTTTGTACATTTTAAGTTTTTACCAGGGTTTGGATTTTATGGTTTCGGGTTACTACACACAATCGGAGGTTTATCTCGTGCTGCAACTTCTATACTTAGGCAGTTAATTGATGCGGGTACGCTCTCTAATCTTCCAGCTGGCTTTAAGGCTCGTGGTGTTCGTATTCGTAATGATGATGAGCCTCTTAATCCTGGGGAGTTTAGAGACATCGATGTCCCAGGCGGAGATCTCAAAAATTCAATCATCCCACTGCCATACAAAGAGCCATCTGGCACACTAGCACAGCTTTTAGGTGTAGTTGTTGATTCTGGTAGACGTTTTGCACAAGTTGCAGATGCAAAAATAAGTGATGTAAACTCACAAGCACCAGTTGGAACGACTGTTGCGTTGATTGAGCAAGGCTCAAAGATTATTTCAAGCATACATAAGCGACTACATTACGCTCAAAAGCAAGAATTTAGAATGTTGGCAGAGATTTTTAGTGAAAATCCAGTACCATATCCATATTCTGTAGGTAATGTTAACCCACAAATTATGCAATCTGACTTTGATGGGCGTATTGACATACTCCCAGTATCAGATCCGAGCATTTTTTCTATGGCACAGCGCTTGTCACTGGCTCAGACACAGTTGCAAATGGCACAACAAGCTCCACAGATACACAATCAGTATGAAGCTTTTAGGAGAATGTACGATGCACTCGATATTAAGAACATTGACAGCATTTTACCACCTCCACAACCGCCTGCACCAGTAGATCCAGCGACAGAAAATGGTAATTCTATAAAGGCAGCGCCTTTACAAGTGTTTCCAGAGCAAGATCATGAGGCTCATGTCCGTGCTCATGTGGCATTTTTGGCTACACCAGCGTCACAAGTCAACCCACAAGGATTTGCACTGCTACAAGCACATGTTCAAGAGCATGTTGGACTAATGGCAAGAGACCAAGTAACTAAATTCTTCCAAATTTCTGTACAAGAGGCTCAAGCTAGAGGTGAAATGGTTCCTCAAATTGACTCAGCAGCGATTGAAGCAGCGATTGCACAACAAATTGGTGAAATATTAGCTGAAGTCATGCCTTCTCTACAACCACAACAACAAGTAGACCCACTTGTGCAGATTAGACAACAAGAATTGCAGAATGATACTGCTGAAATACAAAGAAAAGTGGCAAATGATCAAATGAACTTCCAAATTGATCAAGCGAAACTAAAACAAGCGTTTGATTTGGCACAACAGAGGTCAGGACTACAAGAAAAAATAGCAGAAGACAGAAATGACGTAAATATCTACAGAATAAACACACAGGCAGCGTTGAAGAAGTAATGGATCCAGTAACTATATCATTAGCCATGGGAGTGGCAGGCAAAGCTTTTGATGCGATCAAGAAAGGATTCGCAGTTGGGCGTGATATAGAACAAATGTCTGGTGATATTGGACGATGGATGGGAGCTGTTTCCGATGTGGACAATGCAGAAAAACAAGCGAAGAATCCTCCCCTATTCGGTAAGTTGTTTAAAGCTGGTTCAATTGAGGAAGCAGCTCTCGCAGCTTATGCTGCCAAAAAGAAACTTGAGGAACAAAGATACGAGCTTAAAATGTTTTTAAATATGACTTATGGTCCTCAAGCCTATGATGATCTTCTGGCTATGGAAGGTCAGATAAGAAAACAACGACAAGAAACAATCTACAAACAACAACAATTTAGAAGACAGATAGGTGAGGCGATTGGTTGGCTTGTTTGTGCAATTTTAATTGGCTTATTTGCAGTGTTAATGGCTAGTATTTGGGCAAAAAGAGCAAAGGGTGATTATAAGTTTACTCCTAGAGACTATACTACACAACAAAAAGTATGGCAGGGTAAAATTAAAAAAAAAAGTACACAACATGTAGACTTAAAAAAAGAATCACATCTAAATACACTAATAAAAGAGCTTGTATTTATGAGGGTGGCAATAAGACATTCACTATGATGATAGAAACATGGTGTCCAAAAAAGTATAAATGTTTGTATGATCCAAATGGAGAAGAACCAAACATAGATAAAGTTATGGAAAGTCTAAGAAGCATAGGAAAAAAATAATGGATAGTAATGTAATATTAGATGCATGGAATGAATTAACCTACTTTGAGGGAATATTATTTACAATTTGGTTATTTATCTTATATTATGGTAAATGCTGGATAGATCAGAGGTTTAAAAAATGATAAAATGGCTAATTAACATGTTAACAAATAATGGTAGAGTTGGTATTAGCTCTGCTAGAGAACTATCAAGACATAGACTTCATACAACAAAGTATGAAGATCTATGTATGTAAAAGTTATGGATCATGGCTAAGAAACTACAGAAATCATCAGTTTACGATAAATATGACATAGACAATGATGGGGTAATTACTGACGAAGAGTTTGCTCACATGTCAGAAATTAAAATGTTAGAACATGATTTACGCAAACAAAGAGCACAAAGACGCATGGCTACCGCCAGTTTGGTTGCAATGGCTTTATTTACTGGTGCGATGTTCTTTGTCGATATCGATAGAGTTAAAGCTTTGGCAGATATTAGTAATTTATTTTATATTACTGGAGGTGGTATTGTTGCTGCCTATATGGGTGCATCTGCTTTTATGAATAGGAACGGAAAATGATACAAGCATTAATAGGACCTGCTACACAACTTCTTGGTAAGTTTATTGAAGACAAAGATACAAAAAATAAAATCGCTGCAGAGTTAAGCACATTAGCAGAACGTCATGCTCAAGAACTAGCTCTTGCTCAAATAAGTGTGAACAGAGAAGAAGCAAAAGGAAACTGGTTTCAATCTTCGTGGCGACCCTTGATTGGCTGGATCTCAGGTTTATCTCTTGCTATCAATTATCTGGTCTCGCCAATCTGTGCTGGATTTGATATAATAATACCACAAGCTGATATGTCTGTTATGATGCCATTGATGTTTGGTATGCTCGGCATCGGCGGAATGAGATCTTTTGATAAGTTAAAGAAAACGGATACAAAAGAATGAATGTAAAAAAATGTCCAGAATGTGGTTTTGAATTACCAGAAGGAGATTTTTGTCCAGAATGTAGGGTAAGAAGGAGAAAGTAATGAAAGCAAAAAAACAGAAGATTAAAAAAGTTATAAAAGGACTTAATAAAGCATCTAAATTACATGCTTCACAAGCTAAAAGTTTAAAGAGTGTATTAAGAAATGGCAAAAAGAAAAGATCCTAAAGTTGGAACTGGCAAGAAACCAAAAGGTTCGGGTAGAAGATTATACACGGATGAGAATCCAAAAGATACCGTCAGTATCAAATTTGCCACAGAAGCTGACGCAAGAGCAACAGTTGCAAAAGTTAAAAGAATCAATAAACCATATGCGAGAAAGATACAGATACTTACAGTTGGTGAGCAAAGAGCAAAGGTCATGAAGAAGAATAAAGTGGCTAGTATTTTTAAAAAAGGTAAAGAATCAATAAGGAGAGCACATGGCAAGGGTTAGGCAGTTTGCAAAAGACATGGGTATGTCATATAATCAAGCTAACAATTTAGTAAAAAAGGGAAGAGCACTCAAAGACGGGGGGTCTTCTGTATTGGAGAGCACAATGAATCAAGCAAAGCCGATTAAAGCAAACAAAGGTAAAATAACCAAATTAGATACTAAAAACCCTGGTAAAGCAAAAGTTAATCAATTTAAAAATGTTCAGAACGCAGCAGCGAGTGGAAAGATAAGTCAAAAGGATGCTTTAGATAAAATAAGAAAAATAGTTTTGAGTAAAAAATTAGGTGGTGGAACTAGTTTAAAGCCAATCCCAGAAGATGCTAAAGGTTTACAAGCTTTAAAAAAGAAAAGACCAGATGTTGTTGCTGAAATGGGTTTCAAGAAAAAAGGTGGCACATTAAAGATGAGAGATGGAGGCACTTTCAGAGGTTGTGGTGCTCAAGTAAAAGGTAAGAAATTTAAAGGAATATTCTAGTGGCTAATGGTTTCGATACCTCAAATGAGAGCTATGTTGATGATGATCCCGTAGCTGGTTTTGATTTTGATGAAGGTACACAATCATTTGATGTTGCTGGTGGTGTCGATTACGGAAGTCCAAACATAGATACTGGTGGTAATGAAACAACTGGTGAGGTATTGAGTCAAGCTGGTTTTAATCAAGCAAGAGGAATAACTGCCACAAATCCTTATCCAGATTCTTTTTTCTCACGATTATTTGGTCCAGAAAACGTAAATTATGCTGCCTTAGGCATTGATGTTCAAGGTATAGCAAACTTAGCTTACGACAGATATGTAAATCCTTTTGGTAATACAAAAGGTATAAAAGGAGTTGAGGGTTTAAGTTTAAGAGAGGGGTTATCTCCAGGTGAAAAAACTAGATTTGGAGAAGTTATATCAATAGACAGACCTCAAGGTGTTGGAGAAACAATAGCTAGAACTGCTTTTGGATTTACTCCTTTAGGTCCAATAGCAAGTTTTATGGGTAAAGATCAATTAGCATTAGCACCAGATCCACAATTAAATTTGAATAAAGGTTTTAATTATGATCCCACTTTAGACCCTAACAGCCCAGAATATCAAGGTCCACAAAGTATGCTAGGTGGGATAGGAAGATTTGCAGAACAAATAACATTTGGTGGTGCAAGACCAGTAACTAAAACTGGTAAAGGGATTTTAGATCTAATGCAAGGTCAAGACGCAGAAAAAGAAATAAAAGATTCTGTTGATCAGACTGGAAATAATGTACTTAATACAGATACTAATAAAAATAATATAATTGGAAATCCTAATTTTTCTATTAATATGAGATTAAATGCTGGAGAGTCACTTTCTGATATTATAAAAAGCAGAAAATAATAAATGCAAGTAACAGATTTTTTACATAAATATAAAAAAGCCTTGAACACTCGTATAGAAGATATTAGTATTTCCTTGACGAGCGGAAATGCTTCTGATATGGAATCATATAAGGCTATGGTAGGTGAAATTCAGGGTCTAACCTACGCATTAGAACAATTAAGAACCCTGCTAGAAAAGGTAGACAATGACTTTAATAGTACCTGAATACGTTTTAAAGCAAAGACAAGCTAAAGAAAAAGCTGAAAAAGAAACAAAAAATAAATCCCTAACAGAAAGAGTACCTCAACCCACTGGATGGCGTATATTAGTTATGCCATATATGGGCAAAGAAACAACTGAAGGTGGTATACATGTACCAGATTCTGTTAGAGAAAAAGAGGCAAGAGCAACAGTTGTTGCTTATGTGGTTAAATTAGGACCACTTGCATACAAAGATTTTGATAAGTTTGGAGAAGCGGGACCTTGGTGTAAGGAAGGCGACTGGGTTTGTATTGGTCGTTACACTGGGTCACGATTCAACATAGAAGGAGGAGAAGTTAGGATAATCAATGACGATGAAGTCATTGCAACCATTGTTAATCCCGATGACATCAAAACATACGGAGTTTAAGTATGCAAGAAAACATCGAGAAGACCGAGCCTCAAGAAGAGGAAGGTCAAGTAATTGAAATAAACGATGCAGAAGAAAAACAAGAAGAAAAAGTAGAAACAAGTGCAGAAACAGAAACAACTACCGAAGAACCGAAACAAGAAGCTACAGATGCTGATGACTTGTCTCAATATTCGGAATCTGTTAAGAAACGTATCGCAAAGCTCACTAAAAAATTTAGAGATGAAGAAAAAGAACGAGCTGCTGCGATAGAGTTTGCTGAATCTGTTAAGAAACAGAATGATGAACTCAGAGCAAAATTAGATAAATTAGATAATACTTACGTTGGTGAGTTTGATACTAGAGTGCAGTCTCAAGCTGCGGCAGCTAAAGAAGCATATAGAAAAGCTTACGAAGCTGGTGATGCTGATGCTATGTATGAAGCTCAACAAACTATATCTAGAATTGCTTTAGAAGAGGCAAGATTAAATCAATTAAAAGAACAAAGAGAAGAGAACGCTAAAAAAGCTGAAGTAAACGGGGCTGCACCAGCACCAGCACCGACTCAAGCTCCCCCACCTCCTAAACCAGATCCGAGAGCAGAGGAGTGGGCGACACAAAATGAGTGGTTCGGACAAGATCAAACAATGACATACGCTGCCTTTGGTATACATAAGTCATTAATTGAAGAAGATGGTCTTGATCCAAACACAGAAGAGTATTATACTGAATTAGATAATAGGATTAAAAGTGAATTTCCGCATAAGTTTGGAGAGACAAAGAAATCCTCTGGCCCCAGAGTCGCCTCTGCTGGAGCCACCGCCTCAAAGACGGTATCGCCAAAGGGACGCAGAACAGTCAAATTGACTCCATCGCAGATTGCGATAGCGAAACGGTTGAATGTTCCGCTTGAAGAATATGCTAAATATGTAAAGGAGTAGAAAATGGCTATAGATAGAACAACACGAGAAACTAAAAGTCGTGCAAATACTACAAGGAGAAAACCTTGGCAACCTCCAGCTAAGTTGGATGCTCCCCCAGCTCCAGATGGATTTGAACATCGTTGGATCAGAACACAATTAAGAGGTGAAGATGATAAAGCGAATGTTTTTTCCAGAATGAGAGAGGGATGGGAACCAGTTAGGGCAGAAGAATACGGCCCAGAAGCTGCAAAGTACCCAGTAATAGAGGAAGGTAAAAACAAAGGAATTATTGGTGTCGGTGGTTTAATGTTGGCACGAATACCCACAGAAACGGTGCAAGAGAGAACTGAATACTTCCGGGATCAGACCCGTAATCAAATGACAGCCGTGGATGAAAACTTGATGAGGGAACAACATCCCTCGATGCCTATTAGTGTTGATAGGCAAAGTCGTGTAACCTTCGGAGGACAGAAAAAGTCCGCCGATTAATTAATGAAGGAGCAATAAATGGCTAATGCAAATGTAGCTTTCGGATTTAAGCCTGTAGGAATGCATGGTTCAAGTCCAGCGACTCAAGGTACGAGTCAATACTTTATTGCTAGTGATGCTTCCGCGATCTTTCAAGGTTCACCAGTCAAAGCTGAATTAACTGGTGGAACTATTCAGATCGGATCTGCTTCTGGTAACGGAGACCAATTAGTTGGTATCTTTGCTGGATGTGAATTTGTGGATGCAACTACTGGCAAGTTAAGGTTTAGTAATACATGGCCTGGTTCAGGATCAGCTAATACTAACTTTGACATCAAAGGGTTTGTGTATGACAATCCAGCACAGAGATTTATTATCGCAAGTGATGGAACAAACACTGACAGAGCAACTGCTAAAGTAGACATCTTTAAGACTGCTGATATAGCAAGTGGAGCAAGTGGTAATACTACAACTGGTATTTCTTCTGCTGTATTAGATATATCAACTGCTGAAGATACAGATACTTCAAACTGTGTAATGATTTTAGGTATACATGAAGAAGTAACTAATGCTGATCATAGTGCTGCTGGTGTTTCATACATAGTTAAAATCAACAATCATGCGTTATTGTCTTCTGACGCTGACGCTACTGCATCTTAAGGAGGGTCTAGTATGGCTATTTCAAGAGCACAACTCGCCAAAGAGTTAGAGCCTGGCTTGAACGCTCTCTTTGGTATGGAGTATAATAGGTATGAAGGTCAACATGCAGAAATCTTCGACACAGAGTCCTCAGACCGAGCATTCGAAGAAGAAGTAATGTTGAGTGGTTTCGGAGCAGCACCTACTAAACAAGAAGGTTCTGGTGTCACATTTGATGATGCAAACGAAGCATACACTTCAAGGTACAACCATGAAACTGTAGCAATGGCTTTCTCAATAACAGAAGAGGCTGTAGAGGATAACCTTTACGACAAGCTTTCTGCTCGTTATACGAGAGCACTTGCCAGATCAATGGCACACACAAAGCAAGTAAAAGCTGCAAACATTTTAAATAATGCGTTTACAGCTGGTGCAAGTGCAGGTGGAGATGGTAAAGCTTTATTAGCAACAGATCACCCATTAACAAATGGTGGAACTTTTGCTAACGAGCCAACTGTTGCAGCCGACCTTAACGAAACATCTTTAGAAGATGCTTTAATCAAAATTGCTGGATTCGTAGATGAAAGAGGATTGATAATCGCTCTAAGAGGAATGAAACTAATTGTTCCAAGACAATTACAGTTTGTCGCAGAGAGAATATTAAACTCTAATCTAAGAGTTGGAACAGCAGATAATGATGCTAATGCTATGAGAAACATGGGAATGTTGCCTCAAGGTTATATCATCAATGATTATCTAACTGACACAGATGCATTTTTCATTAAGACAGATGCACCAAATGGTCTAAAGCATTTTGAAAGAATGCCAATGGCAACAGCCATGGATCCAGATTTCGACACAGGTAACATGAGATATAAAGCAAGAGAGAGATATTCTTTCGGCTTCTCAGATCCTCGTTCATTATTTGGTTCACCTGGAGCGTAAGCTTTATTTCAATTAAAAATAAAAGGGCAGTTACATACTGCCCTTTTTTGTGTATAATAGAAGAAACCTTGACGAAGAATTAACTTCGACATTTGCCAAGACAAGGAGATTGATATGGCTAATACAACTTTTTCGGGTCCAGTCCGTTCCGAGGGTGGATTCAATGTAATAAATAAAGATGGTACAAGTGGTGCTATCACACAAACTGGGTTTTCAGTTAACTCAACTGGACAACTTGTTTCAATGGGTACAAGAAAGATTCAATCTTTTGCTGGTACTTTAGCTTCAACAAACGCTGCTGCAACTGCTTATGCAGATGGTGATTGTTTAGTTGAACTAGGAACATTGAATGTAGATGCTCCAGATGGACTAGTGACACCAAGTAAAATTTTTATACATAGAGCTTTGATTGGTATTACAACTGCTGCGGGACAAACACTAGCTGGTAACTTAGCCTTAAGTTCTACAAGTGGTACTGCTACAAACGCAGCCGTTTCTGGTACAGAAATCGTGGGTGCTGGTGTAACATCATTTAACGAGCAGTTAAGTGCTACACAATCAATTACAGAAATTGATGTTAATTTTAACGATACTGCTGGTAACTATCATATCTTTGTACCTAACATAACTGCTGCTGTTGCAAATGTTAATTTGTATGCAAGAGCAACAACTACAGTGAATGCTGATATAACTGCTGGAAGATTCACAGTTGAATTAGAATACTCTGTATATTAATAGGAGGAACTAATGGCTGATGCAGTAACATCACAAACCATAATAGATGGTGTGAAAACTGTCGTACAAAAATTTACCAACATATCCGATGGATCTGGTGAGTCAGCAGTTGCAAAAGTAGATGTAAGTGCTCTTGCCAAGGGTCCAGATGGAGAGACTTGTACTGGTGTATCGATTGAAAAGATCTGGTGGCAGTGCATAGGTATGAAAACTAGACTGTTTTTTGATGCTTCAACTGATGCTTTTATAATCGAATTAGGTGAGAATCAAAGTGGTTATCACGATTATAGTGGCTTTGGTGGTGTAACTAATAATGCTGGTGGTGGTAAAACTGGTGACATAGTTTTCACAACTGTGGGTCATAGTTCTGGAGATACATATACTGTAACTCTTCAGATGAGAAAGAACTATGACTAGAAAGGCAGACAAACAACCGCCTAAAACTAAAAAGTATTTCCGCTCCACTAAGTCTGGGGCGGGAATGACAAAGGCGGGTGTCGCTCGTTATAGAAAAGATAATCCAGGTAGTAAGTTAAAAACTGCTGTTACTGGGAAAGTTAAACCTGGAAGTAAAGCAGCTAAAAGAAGAAAATCATTTTGTGCTAGAAGTGCAGGTCAAATGAAGAAGTTTCCTAAAGCAGCAAAGAATCCTAACAGTCGTTTAAGACAAGCAAGGAGAAGATGGAAGTGTTAAAGGTTAGAGATATGATAACTGGAGTTTCTATTGTTCTTGCAGCAGGTTCAATAGGATGGATTGTAACAACTCTTATTGAGGTTGATAAGAGAACCGCCGTTACTGTTGTCAAGGTTGAAGAAAACCATAAAATGATACATACTCTATGGATAGATTTTATAAATAGGAAAACAGATGGCAATCTCGCGGGGTTCAATTTCGAAGCAGATAACAAATTCACCAGGTAAAAGGAAGTGGAGTGATAAGAGGAAGAGGAAAATCAATTGCAAACGACCTAAAGGATTTTCTGAAAGAGCACATTGTGCCTCTAAAAAAAGGAGAGGTAGTAAGAGGTGAACCACTTAAGGATTGTCCTCAGTGCAAAAAAAGGAAGTGGATGTGTGATTGTTGGAAAGTATTGAAAGGAAGGTATTATGCCTAAAGACGCATGTTATCATAAAGTAAAAGCTAAATTTAAGGTTTTTCCATCCGCGTATGCCTCAGGGCATATTGCAAAGTGCCGTAAGGTCGGTGCAGCTAATTATGGCAA